CAACTTTAGCCGCCGCTTTCATATTCAAACCAAGAACCGCACCTGATCCGATACCTGTCATTGAGATACCAACAAGAGCATCTTTCTCTGTTGTTCTTTGCCAAATTGGTCTTAGATAATGGAAGTCTGTGTAACCTGCCTGAAGTGTTCCAATGAACGCTGCAGCTTTTACTCTTGCTTCGTAATCTTCTTGAGATACCACATTAGATACGTTTACTTCTGTAAGGTTACAGAATTGGAAAGGACGAAGTGCGATCTCACAACAAGGATTGGTTCCCCAATCTTTATCATTACTCAAATAGATACCAGGTTCACCAGCACCACTTGCTTCGATTCTTTTCCACAGATCCATAAAGTAATCTTTATCGATCTTGTGTCTCATCAGAGTTACAGAGTTGTTAGCTCTTCCTCTTTGTGGATTTGTTTCCCACCAAGCGCCACTCTTACAACCAATCATCTCATCATCAGATGCTGAGAATAAAGAGATAAGAGCTGCTCTTCTAATACCACCTGCAAGAACTGCGTCTGCAATATGACAAACCATATCATGAACTTCGATTGGTCTGAGTTTTTCACCATCTTGTTTTGATTCCAAGATTCCCTCAAGTTTGATAAGACATTCTTTCAAAGGTTGAGGACCGGGAGCTTTACCACCTGATGTTACAAGACGTGCTCCTTTTGGTCTGATATCTGAAAAATCAAATTCAATTTTTGAACCACCGAAGAAGTAAGATTTGATAAGAACCTTAACGGCATCTGCCCATCCTTCAATAGAGTCAGCAACCAACCATCTTCTTCCTCTTTCTTGATTAGGTTTTCTAATCTCAGGTAGTTGTTCTACGTGATGTTTTTGTACTGAGTAGCCAACACCTGTTCCACCTAATAAAAGGAACATGATTTCTGAGAATACTCTCCAGTCATCCACAGGTGCAAATGCACAGTTGTAGATTCTGTTTGGAGATATTTCAATCGGTTTTCCTGCGAATTGCATTGATCTCATTGATGGGAGAACTTGTTTCTTGTAAACATACATGTAGTTCTCACGGATTTCTTTTTCTAATTGGGGATACTTTTTAATATGCATCTCCATGTTTCTTGTTACGAGCTCTTGCCAAGTCTCTCTTCTCTTCAACTCAGGGATATACTTAGCGTATTTCATATACACTGTAATTTCCGAGAGTATTCGGTTTGAAATGTCCATGTTTTTGTGAATTTTAATAAATACTAATTTATGAAAAAATCGGGGATTTTAAATGATAAATATAGGTTCATCATCTAACAGTCCCGATTTTGAATAAAAAAATCGTTGTTTTTTTAAAGTTTTTTTTACGACAAGGAGATATTTAATTTCCTTGTTTTTGTTGTTCTCTTTGTTTCCTCTTTTCAAGAAGTTCCTTGACACGATCAGATTTCTTCTGTTCTTGTTGTTCTTCGAATCCTAAGAACGTAACAGATGCCTCTGTATCGATTTCAAGAAGTTCGTTGTTGAATTTACAGTTCTCAAAGACAACCCCGTCTTTACCAATACGTGACTTGGTAATCGCAATTGTAGCCAGATTTAGTTCTTTTTGTTGGAGAGTTTTTGCTACAGAAATGATTACGTGTCCTACTTGTGCTTTCTTGATAGATCCACCCATTTGGTCAGTAGTTACAACCTCGGAAGAGATTGAACTTCTATTACCTTGAGTTGCGGTCCATCCAACCAAACCAAGTTCGTGACACATGGCTTCGAAGTGTCTCATGACTGATCCCTCACTTTTCCATTCATCACCTAAAGCCTTTTCTGGCATTACGCAATCAATGTAGTCCAACACCACCAAATCAATCTTTGTACCATCAGCAATCATTTTTCTGAGTTGGTTTTTGATTTGAAGCATTGTGAGTGAATCAGAAGGTAGTTTTTTCAGAACCAATTTGTTAGGCATTGAGTTCTGAATCTCATGAATCTTTTCGAATACTTTTTCTTTATGAAAGACTAAGTTATCGGGTTCGATACCAGTCCATATGGTAAAATGTTTTCTTTGAATAATTTTGGGATTGTCCTCGAAAAATATCTGAAGAACATTGAATCCCATGTTGAAGGCAGTGTTTGCTATCTTCGTGAGGATTGTGGTTTTACCCACACCAGTCGGTGCTAAGATTACTCCAATTTCACCTTTAGCCAATCCACCCTTAAGTAGATTATCGATACCTTTAATACCCATTGGTATTGGAGATCTGAAGTCTTCATCTAAAACTACGTCTAAGTTTTCGAATACGTCTCCTGTACCTAAATCTCTTTCTCCAACTTGAATTGCATCTCTTACTAACTCTTCTACTTTGTCATAAGATTCGAAGTCACCCTCATCGATAATCTTCTGCGCTTGTTTCATCGCTTTCTGTAACTCTTGTTGTTTACAGAACTTCAAAGCTTTCTCTTGAACAAACACACTACCGTCGAATGGAGCTTCCTTGACCTGTTTGATTGTGTCAAGAATTACTTTCAAAACTAACTCAGTAGAAATCTCTGACTTAGCAATCTGTTCCAAAGTTTCGAAGGTTGGGGTAGATTGATACTTAGTGAAATACTCTTTGATCATCGCAACAATCATCTTGAAATACTTGTTATCAAAATACGTAGTCTCTAACACATCCATAATTGTGTGTGAAAAGTCTTTGTCTACGACGATCTGATTGATTAACTGAATCTGGAAGGTATTACCTAAATAATCGAAATTTTTTTGCATATATCTTGTTCTCTCACCCCTTAGATTTATAAATACTCCTTATGCCAACTCAATTCCGCAGTATTCGTGATTTAATTCTGTTTTTGAAAAAATGTCAGTCAATGACGAAAGGATCTCTTTCAAATATGGTCTTACGTCCACTGTATAACGAACTTTTGGTGGATATAATTTTGCGTCAAAAATTCTATGACAAATTGTCTCATCTCCAACTTTCACATAAAGGTGGAAATTCTCTGGTCCATCAGTGAATGATGTCTCCATAATTTTTGGATCGTGAATGATGGCCTCTTTGTTGTCCAACATGTAAACAACAGTTTTCATTTTCAAATAATCATGGAGAGTTTGTTTAACCTCATACATATATTCGTATAGGTCTGTTGCAACTCTTGCCTTTGGGTTGTACCCTCTGACATTGAAAAATCTCTGTACCACAATGTTGTCGTTGAGTGTTAGGAGGAACTCCATCTTTACTTGATCTTGGTCTCTCATGTTTTTTAGTTTTTAAATTTTCGTTTTTCTTTTCTTATTAACTTCATGAACGGTTTCAGGAAATTTACCCACGCTTCGTCGTTTTTTGGTAGGTATTTGAATAGTCCATCCTCCATCATGTATTTCATCAAATTTTTATATCCTCTATCAGTGGGATCTAATTCTTCGGTATGAATGGATTCAACAAGTTGTTTTCCCTCATCCGTGATCAGTGGATTTTTTAAGTCCACTATCAGTTTGTTTATTTGGTAGTATTGTTCTCCAAGTATACCACTTTTTGTCTTACCTGTCAAAATATTAGAGATTACTTTTATAGGTTTTTCTTGCGGGATATTTCGTGCATTATCAAGGATTTCTTCGATAGTGCAGGATTTTTCCGACAAATTTGGGAAATATTTCAACAAACTTTTTTCACCTAATGATTGTATACCTTCAATATTATCGGACTTGTCTCCCATCAGGATTTTACAAGTCAAAACATTTTCATGTGGTACTTCAATATCTTTGAATTTGATTTTAGTTCCAAACGTGTGAACTTGTTTTGTTATTGGAGAATAAATTGAAACTTGTGGACTTATGAGTTGTGTTAAGTCTTTGTCGGCTGAGAATATGGTAATAGTTTCTTGGGTCGCCACTTTACAGTAGTAGGCAATGAGATCATCTGCCTCATTATCTTTCATCTCGACTTGTCGAACGAACACCTCCTCCAAATACTGTTTAACTCTACTTTTTTGTGTTAAGTAAGATTCGTATTTGTATTCATTCATGTTTACCCTTCTGTTCGCCTTGTATTCAGGGTAAATTCTTTTTCTAGCTGAGGAGTTTGAGTCACCATCCCAAAAGACTACGACCTTATCGTACTCCTGCTCCTCCAAGAATCGTCTGAGGGTATTAATGAAGTGATACACCCCACCAATGTGATTACCGTCGTAAAAGAGTTCTTTGACCCCGTGGAATCCAATCTTGAATAGGTTGTCCCCATCCACCAACAATGTCTTTGTCACATATTCAATTTAAGGGTGAACAATCAATCTTCTTTTTCTTCTGTAAGTGTGAAATCACCTTCAGCTCCGATGATATCTTTCCAATAGTCAGCATATTCTTTCTTGTAGGTTTCAATAGATGCTTTTTCTTCCGTTGAATCTTTACCTGCTAAGAAACCGTGTGGTGTTACAATAATTTTACCATCGTCAAATCCAAGTCCGTTGATGTGATTTTTCATAACGGATACTTTACTTCTAACCGCAAACTTAACTGAACGTTTGTCTTTAGTTGCTGTAATTTTTGTTGTACCCGCACCTTTTTGGTTTCCGAATAGAAATACCAATGATGAGTTCAACCAAACTGATTCGCCACCTTTAGCTTTAATCTTCGGTTGTCCGAAAGGATTATCAGGTAGTTCAACCCAAGGTTGGTTGATAATGATGAGAGTATTTTCGTATTCTGTGTCTGCCTTTCTCGATCCTGAAATTCTTTGGTTGATACCCATACCAATCTTATCTGAAAGTACAGATGCATTGTGTTGTTTACCACCTTTACCTTCGTAAGTCATCTTACATGGTACTGATCCAACAGAATCCCATATGAAACACAAACTGTAGTTCAATTCACCTTTTTCTTGTGCATCCAAGAGCTCATTGATATAATCTGTGATTTGTTCGATATAACTGAAGTTGTTGTTGAACAAGAAAAACCCATCCCAATCCAATTCTCCCGTTTCCTTATCGACAACTTCCTCACATTGAAATCCCATCAGTTTTGCATGATCGAAACTCCACTTTTGTTCGGTGATGATGAATACAGGTAGGATCTCTTTTTTCTGTGCATCAACCGCTGCTTTAATCGCTGCAGTAGTTTTACCTGTATCTGAATGACCTAAGAACATATTGATATGTCCAACTGCGGGACCGGGAAGTCCAACTGCATCCAAAAAGTCTGCACCCAAATCCAAGAACCTTTGTGGTTTGTATTTTGCAGAAGTAGAATACTTCTTTTTTAAATTACTAAAATCGTTTTTCTTGATCGCCATATTATTGTATTAAAATATGTTCCCGACAGAAATGTCGGGAACATGATATAAATTAGAATGGTAAGTCACCATCAACATCAGCATCTGCTTGTGGATCTACATATGAAGTAGATTTGGTACCACCCAATGAAGTTGTTGCTTCTTCATCGTTTCCGTAAACGTATCCACCTTTTTCAGAATCCCAACGTGGAACTTCACCACGTGCAATTGCTTCAAGGTATTCAACAGGTTTTTTGGAATATACATCTTGCCAAGTCAAATCATCAGAAACCCACTGATTCATTACGTCTTTGTCTGTGTGTACAGGACATGGGTCATCGTACATGATAGTTGATACTGTGGTATATTCTTTACCCTTAGGTGTTTTGGATTTTGTCAACTCGATGATCAAATCACGACCTTTCTCAGGATCTGTGATATCACCTTTGTTTCTCCAAATAGGAATAATTTTATCCAAGATACCTTCGTTCTTATAGTTGTGTTTGAAACGCCAGAACTTTGGTCCTTCTTCTTCTTTATCGCGATCGATAACTTTTACAATATAGAATTTACGTGACTTATATTGTTTTGCCAATTCTTTGTCTGACTCCTTACCTGTAGAGATAAGTTCTTCGTAAACTTCATTCAATGGAGAACGTTCGTTGTCGTTCTTTCCTGGATCGTAAAACTTTTGCCATTTACCACCTACTTGGATCTCGTGATACCAAGCCTCTTTGAATGGTGATGATCCATCAGGAGTAGGAAGAATTCTAATTCTTCTCTGTCCTGAACTTTCTTTTTCTTCAAGAATAAGAGCGAAGTATTTCTTCATTCTCTCTTCTTGTGACATCTTAGATTGGGCCCCGCCCGATGACTGTTTGTTTTTTTCGTACTGCGCCAATACGGCATCTAATGCACTCATGATTACTCTGTTTTAAAGTGTTAATTAATATATGTCAAATATAGTTGAACATAGTCCATCTGTCAAATAAAAAAGGGATTAGTTTCCTAATCCCCCTTTTATATGTGTATTCTCTTAGTAACCGAAATCTTTTACGTTATCTGGTTTTGGTTGGAATGTATCCTTTATTTCTGAAGGATTGATGTCTGTTACATCATCGGGTGTCAAAACATAGTCTCTTTTACCCGTCTTTTCCATCTCTTCTTCTTTTTCGTCGAAGAATTGTGATAATTTCTGATTGAAAGGATAAGAATCATAACTTCTGAGTTCAAGTCTTTCTTCAGGAGTTTTAGTTCTATATTTTTCAATCTTATTTTCAATTGAGTTCAATCTCGCCATGATACTATCCATCTCAGAAAGTTTCTGCTCTAATGACCCCAATTGTTTGAAGAGGTTATCGAAATAATCGTCTTGCTTAGTCTCGATTTTTTTCTGTGAGTCAACCAACTCAGTGATATCTAATTCTTCAGTTCCTGCGTCGCCCTCTTGGCTTTTACCCTCCATATCTACTTTCTCTACATCAGGATCTGATTCAACATCGATCTTTTCAGGAGTTGGTGCTGGTGCAGGTGCTGCTTCGGGTGCTGGTGCCGCCGCTGGATCTGCCGGTACAGGTGGAGCCACAGCCGCAT